ATACAGATAGCAAAAATGATTCAACAGACAGGGATTAGAGAAGCAAATGACCAACATATTGAAGACTTTTGCAATGAATACAAAAATAAGTTGTGGTTATTTAATGCTCAAGGGACAACATCTGAAGATGATTTAGTAGCTAGTCTACACTTTGGGAAAAATGTTCATAACTGTGATGTTTTTGTTATAGACAGTTTGATGAAAGTAGATAGCATTGCAGAAGATGATTACGCAAGTCAGAAGAAGTTTATTAACAAAATTAGTTGTATTGCTAGAGACCTTAACATTCATATCTTCTTGGTTGCTCATACTAAAAAATTAGCAGATGAGACTGTGATACCTGACGCTTCACATATTTTAGGAAGTAGTCATATCAGAAACTTAACAGACAATATCATTTGTTTGCATAGAAGAAAAGATATAGAACAGGCGAAGATGTTAGGAGAGTTAGAGGAAGGAGATAACCCTTGCACTAGTTACCTTATGGTTCAGAAGCAAAGGAATCACCCTTTTGAGGGGACATTTTCTTTTTGGTTTAACAAGTTTAAACAGAGATTTTCGGAGAGACCATGCTAACTGCAAATGAATTCATAAAAGCGTTTAAACAAACTTTTAAAGATGTGGAATACAAAGCAACAAGTAAAGATGGAAAGGTTTATAAATCTAAAAATTGGGACAAAGAAAATAAAAGTTTGACAAATAAAATTAACAGTGTAAAGTAGTATTAACTTTTAACAAGAAAGGAGAAGCACAATGAGTAAATCAACAGAATTATCACTTGCAGTTCAGCAAGAAGAATCACAAGACCAACTACAATCAGAAATGGCTAGAGACTATCAAGAGATGGAACAGATGTCTCAACTTGCCTACAAACAACAAATTATAAATGAAATATTTGGGGGTAAGTCATGAGTAAATATACAGATTTAAGAAAGTTAGATGTTAGTAAATACACAGAAAAGAAAGGCAAGTTTACTTATCTATCATGGGCTTGGGCAGTAGATACATTGCTACAACATTGCGAGTCAGCAACATGGACTTATGCAGACCCACTAACATTACCTGATGGCAGTATGATGGTGTTCTGCACAGTCAAGGCATTTGGTAAAGAGATGACTTCACAGTTACCTGTATTAGATTTTAAGAATCAAGCGATTAAGAATCCTAGTGCAATGCAATTAAATACGGCAATGCAAAGATGTTTAGCAAAAGCTATATCCCTACATGGAATAGGGTTATATATCTATCAGGGTGAGGATTTACCAGAGGGAGATGTTTTAGAGCGAATAGAGAACATATATAAAGAGCAAGGCATAGCTACTGCAAGACAATACTTTAATGGTTTAAACGAGGCAGATAGAAAGTTATGTATGCCATTTATAGAAAAAATTAAAAAGGATGTTTAAACAATGGAACAACGAACAGATGAGTGGTTTCAAGCAAGAGTAGGTAAGGTTACTGCTAGTAATGTAGATAATGTCATTGTAAAGGTTAAGAATGGTGAGAGCCAATACAAAAGAAAATATAGAACACAGCTCATTACAGAACAGCTCACAGGAAAGCCTGTAAAGATATTTATGAACGAGGCTATGAGACATGGTGTGGAATATGAAGATGAGGCAAGACGAGCTTATATGAAAAAGCTAGGATTACTTATGGACATAGATGTTAAAGAGGAGGGATTTGTAGACCACCCAACAGTAATGATGTCAGGAGCTAGTCCTGATGGCATGGTAGGAGATGAGGGGCTAATAGAAATTAAATGCCCACAAGCAACAACACATACGGAGATATTGCAGAACGCAGTGATTCCAAAAAGATATATTCATCAAATGATGTGGCAGATGGCTTGCACAGGTAGGAAGTGGTGTGACTTTGTTTGTTATCATCCTGACTTCCCTGATGACTATAAACTCTTTATCAAAAGAGTAGAAAGAGATGATGATTTAATAGGTCGTCTAGAAAGAGATATTCATGAGTTTGCAGTAGAAATCATGGATTCAGTTAAATTTATTAAGGAGAATAACTAATGGCAACAGTAGGAATTTCAGCAAGTATTGATGTAACAAAAATTGATAAGTCTAAACTTATTGATGGTAAGAAAGGCACTTATTTAAATATAACGACATTTGTTAATTTAGATGAGAAAGACCAATATGATAATAATGGTATGATTACTCAATCAGTGACTCAAGAAGAAAGAGAAGCAGGCACTAGAGGAGCTATACTAGGTAATACAAAGGTGTTTTTTAAAGATGATGGTGGTAGTAATACGACTGCCCCACAAGCTAAACAAAGTTTTGACCAAGTGTCAGAAGATGTGCCGTTTTAACTAGGGGGATTGGGGGCTAACCGCCCCCTTTTTTTTACTTGTTCATTACATACATTGTAACTTCAAAGCCAAATCTCATTTCAGTTGCTTGAGGAGTAGTCCACATAATAAATCCTTAAAGGTTAATAGAGATTGGATTATAATTTATATGTATGTTTAAACAGAGAGAACAATGTATTAGTAATGCCTAATGATTATAAGGAGAAATGATGGAAGACAATATAAATCCTGACCATTACAAAAAGGGTGGGATAGAAACAATAGAATATATGCAAGCCAAGATGAGTAAAGAGGAGTTCTATGGCTATATAAAAGGCAACGCTCTCAAGTATATTAGCAGAGAGGGTTTAAAATCAGAGAAGCTGACTGACAAAATTGATGACTGTAAGAAAGCAATATGGTATCTTGAACAAATGATTAAGGTTCATCAAACAGAGCTAAAGATGTTAGAGGTTAAAGCTAAAGAAGATGAATGGATAGATGACGAGTTGCATGACGAAGACTAACAAGCAAGAAGTTTTCTTATATGGCGAAAAGTTTGTATGTCACAAGTGTGGTCGTGATGCTATGTTTATGGATAGCGATAAGAAATGGTATTGTTTGTTTAATTGGTATGACTCAAAGGAAAATCATGGAATCTGCAAAAACGATAAAGTTACCTAAAAACCCTACTTGCAATGTGTGTAATAAAAAAGCACGCATATATTCAGATGGTAAATGGTGGTGTTGTTTAAACGCAGAAATGGGAGAGTTTAATTCATCAGGGTTTTGTAAGGAGAAGAAGAAATGAATATAAGTTGTCCTAAATGTAAAGATGTAGAAATGATATGGGGAAATGATTGGGATAATGATGATGAAGATAATGAACAGTTTTTAATATGGAGTCAGTATAGTTGCCCAAAATGTGAGACGATACTAAATATATATTGGAGTGAGAAAGATGGCAAAGAAAAAGGAAGATGAGTGGAAAGAACATCATTTTATATATGATGGATATAAATTTATAATGACTTACAATAAAAAAGATTTTAGTATTAAGCACGAGCTAACAAAAAAAGTTATTACAAAAGGAGAGTTCTAATGATTGAGTTTGCTTTTGTTTTATTAGTCAGCAATACAAGTATGGATGAAGCTTATATAGGAAACTTTAAGAGTTGTGAAGTTGCACAGATTCATTACTTTTTACACAACGCTGATAAGTATAATGGCTTTAGATGTATTCCTAAAGAGTATGCCTATCTTCCTAAAGAAATAAAAATTATTAATATAGACATGGGTAATGGAGCTTGGAGATATCAATCGTTTAAAGATGTTTGTAAAGTATGGAGGAACTGTGTATGAGTAAAGGCAGTGGCAAAAGAAAACAAGATGTAACGGACGAAGAACTAGAAGAAAATTGGAACAGAATATTTAAAGGCAATGTAGCTAGAGAGGAGGATGAGAATGGCGATAAGCCCAACACAAAGAACTCTGAAGAAACTACGAGATAGTGGCGACTATCCTTTAGTTGCTATAGTTGAGCGGTGGAACGCGTTTGCCAAGATAAGACAGGAATATTAGTGCAAGGGTAAAGAAGATGGAGGATAGTGATGCTATTCATCATTTAAGAAACGCAAATTGGGTGCTACTTGTTCAAGGGTGGCATAAGAAAAATAACAAATGGGTATGTAGAGAGGTAGATATATCATGAGTAAATACACAAAAGAAAAGTATGATGAATTTGGAACAAGAGCAAAAGAATTTATAGCAAAGAATCCTGAAGCTAGCAGAAGTAGAATTTCAGCTTATGCAGGAGTTTATGCAGGAACATTAGATAGGATACAGCAGGAATATGGCTTTGTTATGCCAAAGCCTATGACACCACAGCAGAAAAGAAAAGCAAGTAACTGGGGAACAATACTGGGTGGGTTAAGTAAGAAATGAGGATAGCTAGGCTCATGAACATACTAGAAGATTGGGCAAGATGGATGAAGAAAGATAGCCATAGGTTAGGTTATCCCAACAAGACGACTTACTTTTCTAGTGGTGGTGAGTCTACAGCAGAAGTGTTTGAAGATATGGTATCTGAATCTGATATGGATAATGTCAGGATTGTGGATTCTATTATAGACGACTTACCTATAAAGCAAAAACAAGCAATTAACTATCGTTTTCTAGGTGGCAACAAGCCTATGTATTATGAAAGAGATTTAGAGTTAGCTATAGACAATCTTTTAACTATCGCTGGTAGGAAGATATATGCTTAATGCTAGTATGAGCTATAAAGATAGAAACAAAGGGAATAATTTTGCTGAAGATTTTTTTGAGGAATATTGTAAAGATTATTTCATAGCTAGGTTAGGTTTTGATGAGAAAAATAACTCTATTCCTTTGTTCTATAATGTAAACCCAATATTGCGTAATATGCCTGACTATTTTGTTTACGCAAATAAGAAAACATTTGTTTGCAATGTAAAAGGAACTGCTAATATAAAACAAAAAGAAATAAATATTCTTCCAAATATTGCTAATGCTTACAACAGTAAAGACTGTCCATTAATTTATGCCTTTTGCTTTAAGGGAAATAAATTTCCTATTTTTAAAAGTTATCAAGAGGTAATAAATTTGTATATAAATGAAACTGATAAACAATGGAATGATGGGAAGGTTTATAGAACATTATCTTTGTGATTAAATGGTAGGGCTACCCCTTAACTAATCTATTTAAAGCTCACTACGAGCCTTATATGAGCTCAAAATATGATGTTTAAACAAGGATTAGTGACCTATAGTAATAATAAGTATTAAACAATAGATAAACAGAAGAAATAAAGCAACACCTACTACAGCCATTATCCCAAACAATAAGTTAATTGTCTTACGAGTCATATTCTGTTGTGTTTAAATAAATAGAGTCTACAATCATCTCAACACTAGAGCCATCATCTAAAAATATAGTCATGGTGTTTTCACCATACACGATATCAATATCATCTATAGTTTTATTAATCATATGCTTTGCTATCATCTGTATATCCATTTAATAAACTATCCCATATATTACAAAAGCAATAATAGGACTAATAGGTAATACCGCAACCAATCCTAATATTATCATAAGATATCTCATATTTTTTTCTTTAGTCTTTTTCTTCGTTTGTGTGAATTGTTTTCATAGTTCTACAA